ATGAACATTGCTTTGGATGTCCGAAGCGAATTAAATTATTTTGTTTCTGTACTATGGCAAGGTATATACAATGAGTGATCCAATAGTTGGAAAACTTAAAGAGTGGAAAAATCATCCATTAATCTTCGTTAGTGAAGCACTGGGTGCAAAACATATATCTGACCAGCAGGCAGATGGACTTGTTCAATTCGCTAAAACAAAAATGATGTCCATACGAAGTGGGCATGGGACGGGTAAGACAGTATTTGCTGCGTGGTGTATTCTTTGGTTTTTAACAACAAGAGCATATTCTAAAGTAATGTGTACTGCACCAACAGGAAGACAGTTATCAGATTATCTTTGGTCAACAATATCAAAGTGGCTTAGGCAATCATTAATTGCTGATGAGTTCATAATTCAAAAAGACAAGGTTTATCATATATCTTCGCCAAAAGAATGGTGGGCAAGGGCTATATCCGCAAGTGTTAAAGCTACAAAGGAAGAGCAAGCGGAAACATTATCTGGAATACATGATAAACATTTACTTATAGTAGTTGATGAAAGTGCTGGAGTACATGATCCAGTATTTACTCCTATTGAAGGAGCTTTAACTCAGGAAGACAATAAAGTTCTTTTAATTGGAAATATGACTCAAAATAAAGGATATTTCTACGATACACACTTTCATAGTGCTATCAAACAAGCATGGACAAGATTACACTGGGATTGTAGAAAATCTTCTCTTGTTAAACCAGAATATCCAGAATATATGGCAGCTAAATATGGTGTCGACTCCAATATATTTAGGATAAGGGTGGAAGGTAATCCCCCACTTGATGATAGTACAGTTTTAATTCTTACTACTTGGGCCCAGCAGTGTGTAGGGAACGAGATTCCCGAAGAAAGTATAAAGGATGATCCGCTTTATCTTGGAGTAGATGTTGCAAGATATGGGGATGATGCTTCAATTATATTGCCAAGACGAAATCATAAGATTTATCCTTGGTCTGAATTTAAAACGATGAATACAATGGATCTTGGAGGTTATATCAACCAAGATTATTATGAATTAAATGCCGAAGGAGTAGGAGTTGATGTTATTGGGGTAGGTGGTCCGGTATATGATTGGCTTCAAAAGAAGAATATTCCTGGTCTTACGGGAGTGAATGTAACACATTCTTCTTCAGATATTGCAAAATATCATAGACTTCGTGATGAACTGTGGTGCAGGGTAAGAGATAAATGTATGCTTGGATTATATAGTTTCCCAGAAATAAAGCGCCCTATGGATCAAGAATCCCTTGGTGTGCAACTGGTTAATGAATTATGTTCGGTTAAATATAAATTTAATGCTCATGGAGGAATTGTTGTTGAGTCTAAGAAAGATATGAAAGCGCGTGGTATTGCCTCGCCTAATATCGCTGATGCATTGTGTATTACAGAATATTTTCATAATATGTCATCGCGGATCTGGAAAAAGAAAAAGAAAAAGAAGACCATTCGTCCTGGGATGGAAAAAGGGACTCGATTAACAAGAGATACTTGGCAAATAGCATGAGGGAAATAATATGCCAGTAAAAATTGCAAAGTTAAATGGTGGTGGTTATCGTGTCTCGACACCGCACGGGGTTAAAGCAAGGAATACATCACTGAATAAGGCAAAGCATCTGCGTAATTTACTTAACGCCGTAGAACATGGCTGGAAACCGAGCGGGAAGAAAGGTAAAAAACTTGCTAAGCCGAGGTATTAATGAGTAAATTTATAACTGACTTGGATGTTGAATTAAAAAAAGGTAATGATAAAATATGGGTTCTTAAAAGTCCTTTAATTTATGAAAGTGATTCCATTGGGCTTATTAAAGTACCTACCGGATTCGAGACAGATTTTGCTTCCGTACCAAGGGTTCCAATTGCTTTTTGGTTTTATGGGGATACTGCGCATAGAGAAAGTGTAATTCACGATTATCTTTATAAAATAGATACGAAACCTAAATATGCAAGAGAAATTATTGATTCGGTATTTCTTGAAGCAATGGAGTGCAGAATGAAACCGTGGTATGTTAGGTATCCGATGTACTGGGGAGTTAGACTTGGTGGATGGGTAGTTTATAATAAATATAAAGTTTAAGAAAAGTCATGCAATGACCTTTCTGGGAATCAAATATGCCTGAGAAAAGTACAGTAGATAGTACGATAATAACAAAGCCAAAATCTGCTTCAAAGTCAGATGCTACTACAATTAATAAGTTAATAGACTGGCTTAGAGAGGCAGAAACTTCTGACTCCGAAAAGAACTGGCGCACAGTGGCGAAAGAAGACTATAATTTTTATGCCGGAAAGCAGGATACTACGGAAGTAACAAACGCATTAATAGCACAAAAACGACCTATAACAGTATTTAATATGATTCTTCCAAAGGTTAATATGCTGGTCGGCTTAGCGGCTCAGATGAATCGTGCTCCCTATGTGTTTCCAAGAGGAAATGAAGATCAAGCTTTTGTGGAACTCGCTAATGGCACATTAAAGTTTTATCGCAATAGACTTAAAGTAAAAAGAAAAGAACAAGATTGCTTTTCCCATACAATTAAATCTGGTAAATCATATCTTCATTATTTTGTTAGTATGGAGAATCCATTTAAACCAGAAATCAAATGTATGAGAATTGATGGAAGAAATACTTGGAAAGATCCATTAAGTGTTGAATATGATATGAGCGATGCTCGATACTTCTTTGTAGATAAATGGTTTAGTGAGGAAGATATTAAAGCGAGATGGCCAAAGTTTGATGCAGACTCTATTAAATTATTTTCTCAAAGTAATACAGATCTTCCAAAGTTTTATGATTCTGTAACGGATAAGTATAGAATAACAGAATGTTGGTATAGGAAATATATACGTGTCACTTATTTTTTGAACCCGTTAACTGGAAAAGAAGATGAACTTTTAGAAAAAGATTTTAAAAAATTTGAACGAGCTCTTATGGAGGGAATTAATGTTGAAGGAAAGGATATTAAGATAGATCAGCCACTTAAATCCTTTACAAGTCCCGTTAAGAAAGTATTTTACACTATATTTTCTGCAAATTACTTAATTGAAGAAGATATAAGCCCATATAAACATGGTCAAATTCCTTATATTCAGTTCGGCTGTTTTACTGATGAAGATGAGAATAGATGGTTTGGAGTTATTACTATGGCTAAAGATCCGCAACGTGGACTTAATACAATGCGGAGGCAATTACAGCATTTACTTCAAACAGCTCCAAAAGGTATACTTATGCACGAAGTAGGAGCGATTATTGATATTGATCAGTATGAACAAGATTCATCTAATCCTACTTATCATATGGAAGTAGCACAAGGAATGTTGGAGAAAATTAAATTTACTAATCAACCTCAAATTAGTCCGGTTTATGGGCAACTGGATGCAGTTTATAATCAAGCTATTAAAGACATAATGGGGATTCAGGATAGTTTACTTGGTATGCAAACTTCATCTCGTGAACCAGGTATTACTGTGCGAATGAGACAGGAAAGTGGTCTTGCTGTCCTTTTCATTATGTTTGATAATTATAGGGAAAGTAGAATTAATAGTTCATATCAACTTATGTCATTAATTCAGCAGTACATGACGGAAGAACAAGTTATAAGAATAGAAGGACCGGAAGGAATGCAATTACTTCAAATGAATACACAGATGAACCCACAATTACAAGGATTTAATGATCTTTCTGCTGCTGAGTTTGATTATGTTCTTGACGAGGCTACGGATAACGCTACGATACGTATGGCTATTATGCAGATGTTGATAGATTATGGGCAGCAAAATCCTGGCACAATACCTCCTGATGTTATTATGGAGTATGGTGATTTGCCTATCTCGGTTCAAGTCAAGATTAAACAATATCAAGAGATGATGATGAAAAGGGAAGATGAAAGATTGGCTATGGAAATAGCCGCAAAGACAGAAGGAATTGGTAAGACAAAACCCACACCTAAACAAGGAGGCGAAAAATGACTATAACGGCAGAAGAATCTCAGGCAGCGGAGATCGCAAAAGACAAGATTGATGATGAAAAGGATGAAAAGGATGAACTTAAACATGCTCTTGAACATGATGATAAGAAGACTCCTAATGAGAATGAGCAAAAGGCTCTTAATGATGCTAAAAAATTGGAAGAAGAAAATGCTGCTAAGAAGAGTGAAGAAGAACTTAAAAAGATTGAAGATGCGGAGTTGGCAAGGCAAACGCCCGATGAACTAAGTGAATTACGCCAAATCACTCGGGAGCAAAGACGAGCTCTTCAAGTACAAGAAGATAAATATAATGATCTTATTAAACGGATGAAGGAAGCTGACATTCTTGGTGAAGACAAGG